GGGTAGTAATCATCCAAGCTTTCAAACAGTTTGTCAACTTCGTCGTTCATATCTACCTTAAGATTTAGAAGGAATAAAGGCCCAAATAATCTTCTTAGGGAACATCGTATCGATATCCTCTTCTGACAACTTACCCTCATAAAGACAGGCCATAACCTCGTCTTCATTTAGTACTGGTTGCATAGAGTAACAGCGATCTGCTAGTCCTCGCTCATTGAGGATACGTGTAGCGGCATCTGCATCAAGGCTTTGAGAAACCTTACGCTGACGTTGTAGGGAACGATATCCGTCTACCTCTTCCTCTAATGGATACCAAAGGTGACCTTTATCGTCAGGCTCACCCTCTCTGTCTACTAGATCAGAAAGGTAATTCTTAAGCTGAGTTTGTTCTTTAGTTAAGTCATCTAATTGACGCTTAATAGCGATAAATTGTTGAACCTTACTTAATACTGAACTTACCGGCTTTTTGTCCGGTGGAATAATATTTGGCATGATGCCTCCTTTAGAAGCATCCTATATCACGCCACTGACATAGTGCAAGTTACTTAAGGTTTTCCCATAACTCCTGGTCAGGGTAGCCTGTGGACTTACGTGGAGGGTCTATATAGTCTTTTAGAGCCTGAACGATGACATCAGTCACCGTACGGCCTTCTATGGCAGCTTTGTCTTTTACAGCAGCCCAAAGGTCGCTGGCTACACGGATAGTCCGTGTTGGTGTCTTAGGTGCGTTAGGCATTGAATAAGTTTAAACGGTTATATTCTGTAAGAAAGCCTTAAGTGAACCCGCAGTTAAAGCAACTCCGCCCTTATCGTCTATACCTTCTCCGTCTATAACGGCATTAGCAATAGCTATTTTTTGTTGCAACATGGTGTGTTGACGTTCTTCAATAGACCCCTCCATTAAGAAATCTTGAATAACTATGGACGTCCAAGTAGACGATGCTCTACGAATTCTGCCGTTACGTTGTACAGCCAAACCAGCATTCCACGGCAAGTCATAATTAATGAGTAAGTTAGCTTGAGGCAAATCCACGCCGTAGCCACCAGCATCAGAACTGACAAGGATACGAACATCAGGATCAGTCTGAAACTTAAGTTTAGATTCCTCTTTATCTTTTGCATTCATTTCTCCGGTGTAGGGCGTACTGCCCCAATCTACAACTAAAGTGTCCCTAATAATGTCCACCATATGGACGTAACTAGTAAATATAACAACTTTGTTTCCCTCATACTGGCTTAAAAAGTTGTCTACGTACTCCTTTAAAGCAGAAAGCTTAGGAGACTTTGTAACGGCATCCAAGCGCCCTGTCTCTTTTAAATCTGCTACATACCCGGAGGACTTTGCGGATACCTGCAGTAATTCTGGATGATCGCAAAGCATTCTTAATGACGTTAATTTAGACATGATTTTTCCACGTAATGCGTCTGCCCCGTCAAAGGAGTTTGCTTGACCGTAATGAGAAAAAATATCAAAGCTAGAACCGTAAGATTCCATAGCTTCTTCTAAGTCTGTAAGGATCTCATTAGCAATGCTCTTGTAAAGCTTAGAACCGGCCGAATCAAATTGAATTAATATTGGTTCAGCAAAAATAGTCTCAGGCAAGTAAGGTGCAACATCGGGGTCTGATTGACGTTTTCTTACACAGGCAGCGGACAGTGTTGTATTTAATAATGGTAGGTTGCGATAACGCTCTACCCCACCAAATCTGTTTCTAACAATAAACGTTTGATCAAAAAGATCAAAGCGACCTAACAAACTTTTGTCTACAAACTGCATGATTGAGTAGAGCTCTTCTGGTTTTCCGTTTTCTACCGGTGTACCAGTAAGAGCAAACTTGTAATCGCTCTTTAATTTTTTTACGTACTTGGAGCGTTTGGATCTAAAACTTTTGATTGCTGTTGCTTCGTCGCATACAATGAATCCTGTAGGGAGCTGTCGTACATACTCCCAGTCGTTAACAACTTGCTCGTAGTTAAGAATGACGTAATCAACGAGTGTATGCCCCCAGTCAAAGGCTTGCTCATACTGTTCTTGTCTTTGTTTTGGCGTTCCATCAATAACCAAAGGTGTTGAAGTTCCATCTGTAAATTTCCTAATCTGTTCTGCCCACTGATATTTTAAACTGGACAGGCAGATAACTATACCCGGCTCTGTAATCTTCTGTTCGTCCATAAGACGTTCAATAGCCGCAATTGTAAGGACCGTCTTACCTAAACCTAAGTCATAGGCAACCAACATCTTGCCGCGTTCGCACATAGCGTCTACAGCCTCTGGTTGATATGGAAGCAAGGTGCCTGTAAAAGTCATAGTTGTAAGTCTACTAGGGTTTTTGCTATGTTACTCCTATGGAAAAAGTCGACCTATCAAATCAGCATGGAGTTGCAATTGGCGACTACTATCGATGCAGAAAAAATAACGGCAAAGCCTGCGAACTATGCTTAAAAGTAGCAGCCGACTACCGTAGGGCTCAAGTAAGACGAGATCCAGAGAAATACAAACAGCAGGACCGGGATTACTACAAGCGGTATCCAGGAAAAATGACAGAAGTGAACCGCAAAAAAGAACGTAAGAGGCGAGCACGTTTACGGCAAGTTTTAAGAGAAATTTATTCGACGCAAGAAGTTCTTGATAAATGGGGGACTAATTGCCATATTTGTAACGAATCAATTGACCTTACTGCTACACGTCACACCGGCGAACCCGGTTGGGAAAGGGGCCTGCATTTAGAGCATGTGATTGCTTTAATCGATGGAGGGCATGACACACTTGAAAATGTAAAACCTGCACATGCTAAATGCAATCTTGACAAAGAAGCTGAGCGAAGATCATTACTTATTTCCTCCAATAATTGCCATTACCTCTACGAGTATAGCAGTAGGTGATTTAGGAGAACCGTCTCGGTAATACTCGCTTACGTGAGCAATCTCTTTAATGATCTTTGATCTTAAAGCAGCCTCAGTCTCCGTAGATTGCTTGTTCACCAAATACGAAGTGTTTAGCTTTTTCAATGCCGTACTCGATCTGCTCACGAGTCATATCCCCTATATCTTTTATATCGGTGCCTGCGTAGTTAAAGAACCAGCACTCCATGCCCGCTTCTTTACACTTTGCAAACATTTCTTTGGAAGCTTTTTCTCCAGCAGCATCAATCCTAGGGTTATCAAAAGCAAAAATCAACTTCTCTGCTTGTCTAAATAGATCAAACTGGGCTTGACTTACTGACGCTCCGTAGGTCGATACTCCGCCTACCTGCAGCTTGGATGAGCTAATCTTTACAACATCAAGTGGGGACTCAACTATGATCATAGAAGTAGTAAGTAAAGAGTCAATGCCAAAAAGAGTAAGTGACTTTTGAACTCCTGCCGGTCTGTTACGAAATGTCCGATTTGTCTGTCCCTTTTCTTGCCAACCCATAAGTTTAGAACTCTCAGCATTCCTAATTGGAATAATCCAAGCCTCTTGTTTTGTATCCCACTTAAGTCCGTGATGCCAAGCTGCAGTTTGAGTTAACTGGCGTGCTTGCAAAGCCCAATCAGGAACCTCATCAAATACAGCAAGTCGTGCTTCACTCATCTCTATAGGACGAGGAATTGGTCCTACGTAGGCATTACGCATTTCCTCTAATTGCTTGGCAAGCTCTTCAAAGTCAACTTCAATCTCTTGTTGAAGCCAAGCTTTTGCAGCATCATAGTCCGGACGATCAAACTTTGTTTTAAGTTCTAGTACGTCTGCGACTAAACCAAGGACGATTCCCTTGTATCCACAGGAGAAGCAGTGGTGGACACCAGTTTCAGAGTTGATAGACCAAGATGGGTTATTGTCTTCTCGACCAACACGTTCTAAGTGCATGGGACATAAAGCTATGATCTCCCGATTACGTTTAGAACCGTCAACACCTAAACGAAGAAGTACCTTCTCAATATCTCCGTCGCGGTACATCTACGAAAAGTCTACTATCACTCTATACATGATCTCAGTATAGATAGCGGCATTGGATACAAGATCTTCTGGGTGATGTAACTCTTCTGAGGTAGTTGGCCAGTTAGAGTACAAATAACCACGCAAACTTTCTGCATACTTGTCTACAAATTCGTCGATAGTCATATATCCACGTTCTACAAGTTGCTCGTCTGTAGGCATCTTAAATTTTTTCATATCACTCTCTCCCATCAATTGGTGTTGGTGCTGTTGCAAGTGCGCCACATAATGCACACTCCATGTCTAGCATATATAAAGAAATTTCGCTATCTTCGAACATAGCCTGTACTTTCCATAAAAAGGAACCGCATATGCATACGTGAAGTGGAGCATCTTTATCTCTTAGATCTAAACTCATACTAGTGCTCGTTTCCGTCGTCGCAAGTTCTTTCTGTCTTGAGGAGTTGTACCGCCCCAAACACCATCCAAACTACTGTCCGACATAGCATACTCTAGGCAAGCTGTAGTCAGCGGACAGTCCCGGCATACAGCCTTAGCCTTCATCACGCTCACACGGTCTGTGTAGTCCTCAGGAAAGAACATATCTGGATCGACAGCCTTGCATAATTGAGTTCCATCAAATGGTGCTGATTCCAAATAGAGATCCATACTCTTCGAACTTCCCTTCTTCCCAGTCCCATAACAGGTCACTTGATGCCGGCCCACAATTACGACTTGCAACGATACGTAGTTCACGGGAAGTATCGTCTTCTTCATCTTGTTTTTGTAATCCAAGGATTACGTCAGAGTCTTGATAGAAAGATGATGAGTAACCAATAGCATCTGCCGATACCTGACGCTTCTTCATCTTCCATAACAAAACCTGAGTAGAAATTACAATAGGAATTTTCTTAGCCATAGCAAGTTGCTTTAGGCCACGAGTTATATTTGTTAGTGCTTGAGGGCTGTTTTGCTCTCCGGTAATTTCGTCAACCATCAAATACACACCGTCTACAAATACGATGTCTGGACGAAGTTTGTCGATCTTTGCAGCAAGTCCGGTAACAGTCATTGCAGATACTGCATCTGTTAAGTAAAACTTGTGCATGCTCTCCATCTCTTCAAGAACCTTTTGATAGCGAGCCTCTTCTTCTTTAGTCAGGGCCCCGCGAATCAACCGGGAGTGGGCAATGTGGGAACGCATTGCATCGTGTCGATGTTGTTGCTCAATGTTGTTCATCTCAAAAGATTGGAACAAAGGAACAAAGCCATCATTGTGCACGTTAACTGCTACCTGCAAAGCAAGCACTGACTTACCTGTTTTAGGTGGAGCAATAATTGTAATTAACTGACCTGGTTGTAAACCAGCAGTTGCCTGATCAATAGTTCTAAACCCTGTGGCAATTCCAAGTAAGCCATTAGGACGAGTCTTAACATTTAAATACTCATCAAATCTCTTGGTGGCGTTATTAGTTAGATCAATGTCAGTGCTCTCTCGAGAACCTTCATCAAGTAATTTTGCTACACCTTGTCCAAGCACCGCAATAGCAGTGTTGTGATCTCCCGAAGCAATAGCTTCTGATGCATCTTGTACAACTGTAATTGTGCTTTGACGTTTGCGATATTCAATTAACTGATCTAATAAATAATCAATGTTGTCATCTACTGCAAGTAAACGATACGTAGGGAAGTTATCTAATACCGTAACTCCCGTAGGCACTTCTTGATAACGAGTCCAGTGCTGACGAATAAACTTCCAAACAGCTTTATTCTCTTCAACAAAAAACCAATCGTCTTGTACTCCAGCTTCAAGTAAAACTGAGATGTCTCTGGTACGTATTGCACGGGAGAGGAGACGTACTTCGTTATCTGCTGCCACTATAACCTCCCCATGTCCAAATATTTACTGCCATACCTTAGTCCCCTAGAGGGTATGTCCACAACTCCTTTGAGTTCTGGACGATAAGGAAGTTCTCCGACCAAATCTGCTACTGATTCGTACCTGTTTACATAGTTGAATGGGTTAGTCCCAAGATTGTTTAAATCTTCAAAGACTTGTTCCATCTCTTTTTTTGTATAACCAAATCCTACTAGTTCCAGAGAGTATCCGTACTTTTCGGCAAACCGCCAGAACAAAGAAAGAGATTGACGGCTGTACTGAGACTCTTCTCCGAATACCGGAATTCCTAATACTTTCTTGACAGTTGGTTTTCTATCAAGAACGCAATCTAGTATTACTA